TACGGTAGCGTGTGACGCGCAGGAGTCACGTCGACTCCATCAAACGCGTCCATCCCGCAAGACTCTCTGAATGATGAACCTCCAAAACTCTTTTGGGTGTTTACACGCAATCCACATTCGTGTAGAACGAATTTGGTGATCCCGTATACGTGCGAAGGGACAATGATATCGTCCCCAAACACGCGGACACGGCCGAAGTCACGCTTCCAGCCAGACCAATCAGATTCACGTCCTTCGTGAAGGCGAAGTGCCCAAACGGAGAGAATCGCAAACACAATTGACTGGACAGGGAACGTGAGCGCCGACCCCATGGTGGAGAACTTCCTCAGTAAGATCATCTTGGGAAGATGATCATCCAAGGTTTGTTCTACAGCTCTCGTCCTGCAAGCGTGGAAATGATCCAGGAGTTCTGTATCCTGGAACAAGTATTCCACTAAGCGGGTTGAGAGCCGATCACTGGCAGAAGATAAGTCTAATGTTGCCAGAGATCCATCATGTGATGCTTTGAGAGCCGCACGTTGCGACTCCAATTGTGAACCGAAATCGATGGACCGTCCTAAGACGGTATCACCGATTCGCCCCTTCACCCACCGCCAGATGCTTTGTTGCATCCATTGGTGAGCGATGGGCTCACAGCAGATAAGCCTTGGTCCCTTCTGGGATTTAGGCACTGCCATGAGCCTTGAGGGTAGTTCTCGATCCGACCCAGGTCCGGAGCGTAGGTGAAGATCACCTGCCCCAAACCAGTCGAACGGGAACCAGTTCTCAAGTTTCTTTGGCCAGTTGGGAAACTCATACTTTGAGCCCCATCCGGTTTCAGAAACAGCACCGGGTCCATGCTTAGGTGCAAGCTTCCAGTAGTCAGGGACTCCAAGATCCGAGAGAGCTCTTCGCGAAAGTTCGCGTAGAGTGTCCCAAGGAAGGTGGTTACCAGGACTACTAGTATGGCCAAAAAGATCCGGCCATTCTGAAGCATCGGGAACAGACTCCCCTGTAAGGGGGTGCCCGATCCGCTCCTGCCAATCAGGGATTTCACAATCCCAAGTATTGCAGTAGCTCTTCGGAAGTTGAGCTTCGACATCATAGAACTCCTTAAGAGTTTGTCTGACGATCTTGGCTCTACACGGGACTTCAAGTTTCTTCAGGCTCTGACATAGAGTCCGTAGAAACAAGACAGCCTCGTGGTCTACATCGCACTTAAGCATTCCATCATTATCGAACACCTTCGTAAGGATTCCCCAGAAAAGTCTGGGTCTCCCACGGAAAAGCTTGATCCCACGCGGGATTTCCGCTTTGTCCGAGAAGCACCTCAAGTCTAAGGATCTATCGATCCAATGACCGAAGGCAGGGAGGGTAAGCGTAAAGAACGCTAACCCTCGGTGTTCAAATGCACTACGGAGGCAGAGCAAGTCTTTGTCCATAGTACTTCTGATGTCAGGCCACCGAATGGCGGCATCTGAGAAGATGCCGTCGTACAGGGACATCACGTAGGTTGCATAGCTTTTCACAACGACTACTCCTTTAGTAGGAAGTTGTCTATGTGGCCATACAGAACCAAGAACGTCTAAGGGTAGGGAACCCAATCCCACCCCATGAACGACGTAACCTGATGAGAGGGCTCATCGTAGGCGCAACTGACAGTAGAGATACTGCCAGAAAGCTTTCTTTGAGCCCCGCAGACCGCTCCTCGGAGCAGTCGCCGGCGATCTTTGGCCTCAGTTGAGACCAACGATAAGATCGTCGACAGCTGCATAAGAGGATGCGGCCAGATAGGCCAGGACAGCTTTGACATCGTACCCAACTTGGGTCGTGCCATCGTACTTTCCTGCCCGAAACGTGGCCGTCACCGTCTCCTTATACATAGGAGTCGATGAGGTCGCGTAGGTGATATGCTCCAAGTAAAAGTTATGTCGGAGCATGGTCATCCCATCGGAATCGACCGAGTCGGTCGAATGCCTTATCTTCAGGTTCCAGGAGTCCGTATCGGAAAGGAGTGAGTACTCCGATCCGTAGTTATCCTGGTTGATCCGGTTAAGGACCTTGTCCACACTGTTTACAGTGATGGTCAGAGTGGTTCCGAAAGCCATAGTGATGTTCTCTTTCTTGTTTGACGTTCCTCAAAGTAAGGCGAGGATCGCCAGACTCGAAAGAACTGACAGCTTATACGCGTCCAACACGGGCGCGTGTAGGTGAATACCCGTAATCGAGCCTGTGGAATATAGCTCACGACTCTTAGTGGTCGTTATCCTGGAACCTCCATCAAAGACTTCCGTCGGAGAAGGAGATTGGGGAGAGTACTCCGCCAAAGTGGTCGTCTCGACCATCCGGCAAATAGCACTCGGTTCGAAGGATATTAAGTTCTTCGATACCTCGAGAGCGTTCGACACGTTTGCGAACCAATCGATCATCCAAGTCCAGGGTAGAGCCTTCCATATCTGGATCGGAATTTCGCTTAAGGATGTTCCGAAAGCGGAATTGAAAGCCTTATCCCATGTGGGAGGGGGCAACGGTCCAGAAATAGGCGTACGCAACCGCCAATGACAGGTCCCCCAACATTTCGCTTTAAACGAAACGTTGGTGGGAGTATATATACTTATGGTCAGCGCAGTATGCACTGGCCAAGAAGCCGAAAACTTCGACTTCGTATACTCCCCGAAGTTGACTCTCCTGTGAATCGTCTTGCCAAGTGCCAAGTCATCCAGCTGCCTTTGTCGTTTTGAAACGAT